TGCCCCTTTAACTTCAAACGGGGTACTCCATTTCCCCAATCTGCACAAAAATACTGTACTCTGACAAGTAAAAGTTGTGCAATATTTTATGGTACAAATGCTTGACAAATTGATAACCAAATGGTATACTTATATTAGAAAAAGGAAAGAGAGGAAATAAAGCAAAAGAAAAAACTTAAAATGAGTCAAGAAAAAACACTTGACAAGGTGCAAAGAGTATGATATAATAAGTGCATAAAGAAAAGGAAAGCGAGGCAATACATATGTCAAGATTAAAGAGAGAAGATTTACAAAGAAAACTCGTAGATTTAGGATTTCTTACAAGTAAACCGTTTGTTTATGGATATTGGAATGGGTATTATCACATATACGATAAAAGTAATGGTGAAAATTTAATAACTGGTTCTATAAGAGAATGTTATGATTATGTGACAGCTTTTATTCAAGGTATGGAGTACGTTATCAGAACTAATAAGAGTTAATAGTTTAGCCACAAGGTGTACCGCAGGTTCGATTCCTGCGGGTGGCATTACACAATAGTGTGTATAATAAGAAAGGAGAATAAAAATTATGGCAAGAAAGAGAATGGTTACAAGAACAGTTATGCAGACAACAGTAGAGGTAATGACGCTTGACGTTACTACAGCCGAGGTACAAGTAAAGTCCTATGATATTGGTGGGCAGTACACAGATGAGGAGTTACTTAAGAAACTTCAAAATCTTTTTCAGACTGACGCACTTAAACTCGTGCATATTGAGTCACAGGAATGCAAAGAGTTATTGCTTGGCATGGATGAAGAGGATTTTATTAGACTTGCAAAAGTGTTACCGCCACGTAACACAACCAAAGAAGAGAACTAGTCACTAGTTTAGCACACCATTAAAGGAGAGATATTATGTATAAAGGCAATTTTATAGGTGATAAAGAAAAGATGCATGATTTCACAAGACTGACAAAAGAAGAATTCATGAGCACTTATTCTTATTTGACAGATGAAGAATATGATAACACAGAATGCATTTATCAAGAAATGCTTGATGTTTTAGAAGAAGTAGAAACAAAGTTATTTAATCTTATTGAGAAAATCGGTCCAGGTACACCAATAGATACAGCGTGGGATTTTACTTACAGATATTTAAGAGAGATTAAAGAAGAAAGACCCGAAAAATGAAATCTGAAAATTAAATCATTGTTAAAATTTTAACGAAAGTACCATCATCTAGAGTGCGTGATAGGCACGGTTACAGTTTCAACGCTGTACACTCTTTCGGTCAAACTTTTGACCTCTGTACCTTGAAAAATTAAACAAACAGAAAAAAGGAGAATGTTATCATGGAGAAAAATTTCAAAAATGCACTCAAAAAACAGTTAAGTAGACGTGTAAAAGGCGTAGTATTCGTACATATAGTTAATAACGTACTTATAGTAGATATTAATTCACCGAATGGGTGCACATATCATTATACTATTAACAACATAGCTGTCCAATTATCAGTAGGTTTATCAAGTAAAATTGTATCAGACGTTATTGTAAAACAGTACAAGAAATATATTTTAAAATATTATTTTCACTAATAAAAATTGAAAATAAGTATTGACTTTTTAAGTACAGTATGTTACAATATAAGAGTAATGAAGATGAATTACAATTACGTTGCCAGTGAGGGGTATCTTAAATCGGTATACCCTCACCACCCCATAGCAGGTTAGTGAAGTGGTAACACGCCGGGAGTATATTTATACTTTCATGCGAATACAGTTACACTGTATCGAGGTCGAGGACACCGGAAACATTGGTTCGAATCCAGTACCTGCTACTTAGTACAATAGTGTACTAATATAACAATCAAACAAGCCAGAAAGGAGACAGAAATTATGGCAAGAGTACCAATGGTAACAAGAACAATCGTAGCAACAAAAGTGAATGTAATGTGCTTGGATGTACAGAAAGGTGAACCGTTTAACGAGTCAGTTACAGTTCCGCGTACATACAAAGATGATGAAGCACTGTTAAAGAAAGTGCGTCCGTTACTTGAAACTGAGACAGTCAAAGCTGTACATATTGTAGGCAAAGAAGAAATTGAGACTTTGTATGGAATGACAGAGCAGGAATTCATTCAGCACGCAGAAGTGCTTCCGCCTAGAAACGCAGTCACAGAATAAAAAACAAACACAACTAAGCATTAATAAAAGGAGACAAACATCATGATTAGAATTATTGAGCAGAGTAGAGAGTTTAATGAAGTAGAGCAGTATCTTATGACAATCGCACCATCAATCATTTCAGCTAAAGATGTAGAGGACGGTGAACATATCACAGTTGACGGTATTCTTACATTCGAGGATGTCAAAGAGAACACTGGAGAGACTGTTGAGGTAATGTCCATCATTACACCAGAGAAACAGGTTTACAGTTGCCAGTCTGCAACATTCAAGCGGTCAATCGGTGATATTTCAAACATCATGAAGAATAAACCGTTTACAGTTATTAAGACTTCTGGCAAAACAAAAGCAGGTCGTGATTATATCAACTGCGTACTGGATGTTGACAGTCTTGCATAATGTAGGGTGCAATAGCTAATAAATTGGGGGGACACTCTTAGTATCAAACTAAAGTGTCTCCCTTCTTTCAATTATAGGGGTGAACGCTATGGCAAAAAGACACAAACAAACACCCGCGGAACGTGCTTATTCTAAACAAGTCAGACGTATCAACCAATTTATAAGAAGAGCAGAAAAACGTGGGTATCAATTCAATGAAAACGTGTTACCGCAAAGACCTAAACGAGTAACACAAGCAAGTGCGAAAAAACTTGCAAAAATAACACCAGAGAAGCTGTACAAGAAAGCTGTCTATGGTGGTTTAGCAACTATGGGTGAAATAGTGCCTGCAATAGAGGGTCTAAAACTAGAACGCTCTTTAAGAGCAAAGAAATCAGCACAAACTAGAAAATATAGGCTAACGCATCCAAAACAGCAACCAACTAATACACCAGGTTTTGAACCACCAGAGAACATATCAGAAGACGCAACATTTTTTGATGCTGTTGTTATCAGTGGTTTTAGGTCACACGTACGACAATTTAATGAACGTGCTAGCAACTTGTTACTATCTTGGTTAGACAGAATACTATCAACAAATGATACACACGACGTTGCAACAATGTTGAATGATGGCGCAGAAGCAGGTTTAATTGTGACATATCAGATCGTTTACTCACAAGACAAACTAACACAATATATGTCTGAAATGTTAAACTATTTACCAGAAGCAGGACCACTGTTTAAGGCTGAAATAATGGACGCAATGGAAGAGGAAGAGGATTACAGTAGTCCGCTATGAAAGTTAAGAAGTTTCGTTACTTTATGTGTGACTTTGAAACAACCGTCTATAAAGGTCAGGTTAACACAGAAGTCTGGGCTAGTGCGTCCGTTGAATTGTTCACAGAAGATGTAAATATATTCCATAGTATTGGAGAACAATTCGATTATTTTCTAGAACAGAAATGTAACATAGTAGCGTATTATCATAACTTGAAATTTGATGGAGCATTTTGGTTATCCTATTTGTTGGTAGATAAGGGATATAAGCAAGCATACAAAAAAGTAGGAGAAAATGAAAATGATGTTGAGTGGCTTCCAGAGAAATATATGGAAAATAAGTCATTCAAGTATAGTATATCTGATAAAGGTATGTGGTACAGCATTATTATTAAGGTCAATAATCACTTCATAGAGATTAGAGACTCACTTAAATTACTACCATTTAGCGTACAACGTATTGGAGAAAGTTTTGGAACAAAGCACAAGAAGCTTGATATGGAGTACACTGGTTTTAGGTATGCAGGCTGTGACATAACAGAGGAAGAAAGAAAGTACATAGCTAATGATGTTCTTGTAGTCAAAGAAGCGTTGGAAATAATGTTCCAACAAGGACACAACAAATTGACAATAGGTTCATGTTGTTTGGAAGAATACAAGTCGATTTGCAAGACATCAACAAAGAATATACTTGATTACAATGAAATGTTTCCAGATGTGTATTCCATTACTATAGACGAGAAAGCACATAGATACCCCAATGCAGGAGAATATATACGTAAATCGTATAGAGGCGGTTGGTGTTATCTTGTTAAGGGTAAAGAGAACAAGATTTTTACAAAAGGTACGACAGCAGATGTAAATTCTCTGTATCCTAGCATGATGAGTAGTGAGAGTGGCAATCGTTATCCAGTAGGTATACCGCATTTTTGGAAGGGAAATATCATTCCAGATGTTGCACTTTCAGACGATAAATATTACTTTGTTAGAGTTAAGACAAGATTCTACATTAAACCAGATAAGTTACCATTCATACAGATAAAATCGTCACTATTGTACAAAGGCACAGAAGCACTTGAAACATCTGATGTGTATGATAAGCGAACTGGTGAGTATTACACGCATTATACCGATAAAGATGGTAACATACACGACACTAGAGTTGAGTTAGTTTTGACAATGACTGACTACGAGTTATTGAAAGAACACTACGAACTTGTAGATTTTGAAATTTTAGACGGTTGTTGGTTTCACAGCGAAATAGGTATCTTTGACGAGTACATAGACAAGTATAAGAAAATCAAAGTTGAAAGCAAAGGTGCGTTGCGTGAGTTAGCAAAGTTGTTCCTTAATAATTTGTACGGTAAAATGGCAAGTAGTATGGATAGTAGTTTTAAACTTGCTTATGTTAAAGAGGATAAAACCGTTGGTTTTTTACCAGTTGCAGAAGCTAACAAGAAGCCAGGGTATATACCAGTTGGTTCAGCTATCACAAGTTATGCAAGAAACTTTACAATTAGAGCTGCGCAGAAGAACTACCACGGTAAAGACAAGAGAGGTTTTATATACGCCGATACAGATAGCATACATTGTGACCTTGAACCACAAGAGATTGTTGGAATTAAGGTACATGATAAAGACTTCTGTTGTTGGAAGTTAGAGAGTTGTTGGGATGTAGCTGTTTTCACCAGACAAAAGACTTATATTGAACACGTAGTTAAAGAAAACTTGAAACCTATTGATAAACCGTATAACAACATTAAGTGTGCAGGCATGCCACAGAAATGTAAAGATTTATTTGAATTATCTCTTAATGGTAATGCGGATATTAAAGGTTACACAGATAACAAAACAAATGTATTCAAAGAATGGTCAGAAGATGAAAAAGAGTTCTTGTTTGAAAAGAAAACAAGTAAACCAATAAAGAGAAATTTTAGAGACTTTAGAGTAGGTTTAAAAGTTCCCGGAAAATTAAGACCAAAGAGAATTCGTGGCGGTATCCTCCTTATCGACACATCATATGAAATGAGGTAAAAATATGTTTAATAAAAAATATGACAACCTTGTAAAAAGAATTGATGAACTTGAGTGTAGATTAGAAAATCACATAAGTAGGGAGATAGACATTACACAAGAAATAGAATTTGAATGTAAACGTAGAAAACTTTACTCAAAATATATTACACAGAATGAATGTCTCCTACTAATACCTTTCGATATTTTTGATTTAGAAATCAACGGTAAACTAGTAGGTAGGGGATGTACTAAAGAATATTTCCCAAAATTAGTACATAATGTAATAGGTATTAAGGATGTCAGGGTATCGTTACGAGAAAGTTTAGTTGATTTAATTGTTGAAACGAGGTAGAAATAAGATTATGAAAATATATGTAACTGGTTCTCTAACTCAAGCTAGAGAAATAGCATTAATAGCTAGCGCATTAAGTACAATAAAAGATAATGATGTTAGGTATGTAAAGAGTCGAAAAGAATTAAATTTAGACGATTACATAATGTTGCGTTATGAACATATTGATTGGTGTGACGCTGTTTATATTTTGAAAAAAGAAAACGGTGAGTTATGTGACAGCGTAACATACGAAAAAGTTTATGCACAAAAACAGCATAAAGAAATAGTATACATTGGTTAACAGGTGAAAGGTAGGCGTATAAAATGAATAAAACAACTAACTATGACGATTTTATCAGGCAGTATGAGGAGCTTTGTATTAAAACAGGTATAACAATTTCACACGAAGATACACAAGGTTCATTCATATTAGAGAGTTTTAATAGTGAAGATTTAGAATGGGTAAAGGACGCTAAAAGAAAGTAATCACCTATAAGAAAAGCAGGGGTGAACTAAGTTCACATCCCTGCTTTCTATTTATATCTTTAACTCATGCACCAAACAAAGCGTTCAGCAAAAACGACAAATGGAATAGGCACTATCATTTCAAGTGTGCTCCCCTACCCGTTCATTGATGGAAACACGAGAAGATACCAAAAAGTTTTCAACACTTTCCACATTCTAATGTGGATAACTTAGTAACTTAACGCACTAAGTACAGCCTCTTTACATCTCATATCTTTGAATCTGAACGCACCACGTTCAAATAAATATCTAAGGTTAGACAAAAAGAAGTCATTTCTTTTTAACATAACATAGTTAACTTCATGGTCAGCTGTTGTCACGGTTATTCTAGTCTTAAATGTAGTATCTGGTCTATCATCACAATAGATAAAACCATCCTCTGTAAATTCTCTCAATCCAAAATCAGTACCTTTATATTTTAGAGTGCAAATGTATCTATTTTTACCAGTAGGTTTATCAACAAAACTTTTGTTATCATTAAGGTAAACACATTCGCTACTATAAGCAACATAAGAGTTCTTTGCAAAAGCTCTATTAAAACCACTACTTTTCTGTTCCTCACTTGCACTAGATATAAAACCTTGTTCAAGCACAAAACCATCACCACGTAGGAACTTAGTATCGTCTTTAAGTCTGGCACTTATACCCATTTCAACGTAATATGGATTAATAATACTTACTGGGTTACTAAGCATATAAACGGGAACATATCTAACCTGTTCACCCTGACCTCTTGCAATAGAAGTATGAACACTAAGTAACTTCTTAACTTCGTCATTACAATAGTGGTTAGTTTCACTCTGAAATTCGTCAAATATCATACGCATAATATCTGAAAATAAGTGGCTATATTTTTTAATCTGGTCTGCACTATTAAGACTCAAAGCGTATCCACAACTTTTGTCATCTAAGAATAACTCATGAAAAATACCACTTGCTCTACGTTTACTTGTCATTTCATGCTCTTGAAAGAATAAACTTCCTAAGTCTTTATAGAACTTATCTACAACATCATCAAGTTCATAATTATATCTATAAAGAAGACCGAATTTTTCGTTCTTATCTAAGAATCTATTTACACACAATCTTCCAAAATAAGTTGTCTTACCGCCAGTACGGTTAGTTGTACACATATATATTTCTGGTTTGTTACCATTTATGTCAAGCATAGATAATAGTTTAGTACCATCATAATACACACCCACGTTATAATCACTTCCTTTCTTATTATATTATAACATGCCTATTGCAATTTGTCTAGTTATATGTTATAATAAAAATAAATAAACAAGGAAAGGGGTGAAAAGAATGGAGCAGTTTTACACCATAATTATTGCACTGGTTTTCAATGCTTTAGACCTAATTACTGGTATCATAACAGCGGTAAAAAACAAAGACATTCAGTCATCCAAATTGCGTGACGGTCTTTTCAAAAAAGTTGGCTTCTTGTTATGTTACTTTGTAGCTTGGTTAGTTGACACACAGGGCACAAGAATTGGTTTTCAGTTTGGGGTATCAATTCTTCCTATTATTATCCTGTATGTGTGCACAACTGAATTGGTGTCTATACTCGAAAACATATGCAAGATTAACCCAGACATTCTACCAGAAAAACTGATGGAATTGTTTCACATTTCAAAGGTAAAAAAGGAGAACTAAATTATGGCTAATATTATGAAAGCTGTTAACTTTATCATTGACACGGCAAACGATGATGCTCATGGTTATGACCAAAACCACAGAAATGGTCCTGATTATGACTGTTCATCTCTTGTTGGAACAGCACTGCATGAAGCAGGTTTTAACGTATCACCTGATTCTTGGACAGGTAATCTTGAGTCACAGCTACGAAAAGCAGGTTTTGTTGATTGTAAAGCACCATGGTTAGCAGGTGATGTACATTTGACACCAAACAAGCATGTTTGTATGAGCATCAACGCTTCTCAAATTGCAGAGGCTTCAATCAATGAAAAAGGAACAGCCACAGGTGGTAAAACCGGTGACCAGACGGGTAAAGAAATTTATATTCACAATTATTATGAATACTCAGGTGGTTGGGCAAGACACCTTAGATACTCAGGGCAGAACACAGAAGTTGCACCAGATGCGTCCATTGATACAGTTGCAAGAGAAGTGATTGCAGGTAAATGGGGTAATGGTGGTTCCAGAAAGAAATTACTCACAGAAGCAGGTTATGATTACAAAGCAGTTCAGACAAAAGTAAATGACATTTTGTCTGGAAAACAGCTAAAATCTAACGAAGAAATTGCAAGAGAAGTAATTGCAGGTAAGTGGGGAAATGGTGATACAAGAAAGCAGAAACTTACCGCAGCAGGTTATGACTACTCCGCTATTCGTAAACTTGTAAACCAGATGCTGTCATAAGTTAAAAATATGCCAGACATAAATAAAGCATATTCATGGGCAGTAGCAACTTGTAATGCACCTAATGTGGGGTATTCACAGTCATACCGTAACGCACAAACAGTTGGTGGTATAACGTACTACGATTGCTCTTCATTTATAAACTACGCATTACTGGCAGGTGGCTTTGAAACACCCTCGTATGCACCAAATCATAACGCCTTTACCACTTATTCAGAACCAAAAGAACTTTTGCGTTTAGGTTTTAGAGAAGTTGATGCAGGTGGTGAATACTTAGCAGGAGATATAGGTCTATCCAACGGTCACACCGAAATGTGCTATCGTGGTGGAAGTGGTAAAGGCGTTTTCATGGGAGCGCATACAGACAACGCGCCACTTGCTAATCAAGTTAGTATAGGTTCAAGTGGCGGAAACCCAGACTATGAACGTTCTTTTCCGAGACTGTTTAGATACGGTGAAGGTGGTGCAACTGGGTATGGTGCAAGTGCTTATGTAATCGCAGCTTTAGCAGGTAATGCTTGGCGAGAAAGTCATATTAACCCCACACTTTCTCAGCTCGGTGGTGGTGCTTTTGGACTGTTTCAATGGGATGGTTCAAGACGTGATGCGTTGTTAACGTGGTTGAATGAAAATGGATATGAAAACACAAGTCCAAACGGGCAAATGGAATATTTAGTTGTAGAGGGCGATTGGATTGGTACATTTGCTGGTATATCTTCATTAATGGAATTTCTAACATCTAGTTCAACTAATGTTGCTTCATTAACAGAAGCGTTCTGTACTTGTTGGGAGAGGCCAGGTGTACCTGCTCTTAATGAAAGAATTGAATTTGCCCATGAAGCTCTTGAATATATTTTACTTCACGCTAATGATGCATCAATAGTAGAATGGGAAACAAAACCAATGTACTATTTGTCAAGACAACAAGCGTTACACAATGCTGTACTTATGTATAGATTTTATTCAGCAGGTGGTGGTGGTGGCGGAACACCCTCTGCTCGTAAAAAGAAAATGCCTATATGGATGTGGATAAGATATCATTAATAAGAAAGGAGATGAAGACAGATATGTTGTTTAAAGCGGGTACTTACAAACATGAAGAGGGTTTTACTATTATGGTAACAGATGATGGAACAATTATGCTTTCACCTAATCACCCTCTTTCATTAAGATTAAGTGTATTATTTGATACCGCAAAATGGACAAAAATCTCGTAGAAAGGAGAGCGCCATGGCAGTAAAAACTAGGGAAGAAATTCTCGAAGAATTAAAAGTTAGAGTAGGTGAACAGACTGATGATGAAACAATCGCATTTTTAGAAGATGTTACAGACACACTCTCAGACTTAGAAACAAAAGCAAAAGGTGACGGAACAGACTGGAAAACTAAGTACGAAGAAAATGACGCCGAATGGCGAAAAAAGTATACTGAACGTTTTTACAGTTCAGAGCCAGAACCAGTCATTGAAGACCCAAAACCAGAAGAGCCACAACCCCCTAAGACGTTTGCAGAACTGTTTACAACAGTTTAGCAATAAATTCATTAAAGAAAGGAAGATAAAATTATGGCAAGAAGAATTGCAAACAGTACGCTCAATGCGTCAACCATTGACATTCTCAACGTAATCAGACAGAACGCGTCTTATGATTATCAGCAGAATGTTCCAGAAGTTGCAACCGCTAACGACATTCCTAAAGTAGGAGAAGTCATCTATGGCACACCTGCTTTTGCAAATCAGTTTATCAACGCTCTGGTAAACAGGATTGCAATCGTTCGTGTACAGAGTGCAACCTTTAACAACCCTTACACTAACCTTAAGAAAGGTTATCTTGAGTATGGAGAAACCGTCGAGGATATTTTCGTATCTATCGCAAAAGCTGTTGACTTTAATGTGGAAAAAGCAGCAAAGCGTGAGTTCCAGAGAACTATCCCAGATGTGCGTTCAGCGTTCCATGTTATGAACTGGAGAGTAATGTATCCGGTTACTATTCAGGACGAAGATTTACGTCAGGCATTTCTTAGCATTGATGGTGTTCAGAACCTTATTGCTAAAATTGTTGACAGCGTATACACAGCAGCAGAGTATGACGAATTTCTACTCTTTAAATACTTACTTATTAAAGCAATTAGCCATGGAAAAATGTTACCAACATCTATCGGAGCAGGTACAAACCTTAGCGAAGCAGCTGTACAGTTTAGAGGAACATCTAATCTGTTACCGTTTATGTCGAGTGAGTACAACGAAGCCAGAGTTAAAACTACCACACCTAAAGAAAGACAGGTTATCTTTATGGACGCTATGTTCAACGCACAGTTTGACGTAAATGTACTTGCTAGTGCGTTCAATATGGATAAAGCTGACTTCATGGGTAGACTGTTTCTTATTGACAACTGGTCTGATTTTGACAACGAACGGTTTGATGTTATCAGAGCAAACTCTGATGGAATCGAAGAAGTAACAGCAGACGAGTTAGCGCTGTTAGCAAACGTAAAAGCTGTTATTTTGGATGAAAATTGGTTCCAGGTTTACGATAACAATAACAAATTTACGGAGAAATATGTTGCTTCTGGTTTGTACTGGAACTATTTCTATCATACATGGAAAACAATCTCAAATTCTCCGTTCGCAAATGCAGTTGTGTTTGTAACATCTGGTGCTGACGTTGCTCTGCCAGCTTCTATTACCGTCCATGTGGATGCTAAAGACGAGAGTGATGTAGCGACCGTATTTACTATCAGTGCTGACTTTGAAAGTGCAGGACTCAGTCCACAGAACGTGAACTTTGTGCAGACCGAAGCGCTTACCAAAGCAGGTATTGCTGTTCAGAAATACGGTGCACTTATTATCCCTGCATCACGGGCTGCAACAGATATCACTCTTGTTGCGGAGATTAATGGTGTAAATTACACAGCTACTACAGCAGTTAATGGTTCTACCACTGTTAACTCAACTGTTACACTTAACAAAGCCTGATTCTAAAAGCGAGGGTGCGTCAGCAATGTGATACACCCTTGCTAGAAAGGAGTGGTAGGATGTATATACAACCTACAACAAATATAAGGTTACTTAAAGATGTACCTCTTGACACAACCTATGACCACACAATTTACTTTACTAGTAAAAGCGCACAGTACAATTACTTTGTTGGTTTGCAGAAGTATAACCTTACAAACTACACCTATCAAAGAGTGAAAAAAGGTGTTGCAAGAGTTGGTATAAAAGCTGATAGTTTGTATGACTGTAATTACATGATGTTCCAGAACACAGCTTACGGTAATAAGTGGTTTTATGCGTTCATCACAGCTGTTGAGTTTGTGAACAATGAATGTGCGGAGATTTACTTTGAACTTGATGTTATGCAGACATGGTTCTTTGATTGTGAACCAGACTATTGTTTTATTGAACGTGAACATACAGAAACAGATGGTATTGGTGAACATATCGAACCTGAAACTGTTGCTACTGGTGAGTATGTGATGAACAATTATAGTCCTATAAAATACATGACAGACATGGTTGTATGCATTGCTATTGTTGATACAAATAACGCTACAGACGGCACACTATATGATGGTATTTATGGTTCAGCACAGTTATGGGTGTATGATAGTACAGATGTAGATGGTATCAACGGTAAAGTTAATGAGTATGTTCAGAAACCAGACGCTATCATTGGTATGTATATGTTTCCTAAGATTTTTATCGGCGGAAGTATACCAAATACACATAGGCTAGGTTATGGTGGAAATGCAACTAAAACAACTGTCAAGCTTGCAGGTGTGTCAACTGATGATACCCTTGATGGGTACAAACCTAAGAATAAGAAGTTATACACATACCCTTATAACTTTTATCATGTGGATAATGCAAGCGGTAGTGAGTTAAGTTTACGTTATGAGTTCTTTGAAAATAACACACCAGTTGTTGAGATAAGTGGAACAGTTACACAGCCAGTTATTGCGATTCTTAGACCATGTAGTTATAAAGGTGTTACAGGTTACACTGACCTTGGTGGCTATACTACATTGAATACAGAAAGCTTACAGCTTAACAGTTACCCTATGTGTTCATGGAATGTTGACGCTTATCAAGCATGGGTTGCACAAAATGCTATACCTATTGCTATGAATAGTGTAGCTAGCGTAGGACAGATGGGTATTGCAGGTGCTTATAGTACAAACCCTAATGCGGTAATTGGATCGGGTAGTATAGGATTAGTTAGTGGTCTTATGTCACAGTTTTATCAAGCCTCTATTGCTGCCGATATTAGTAAAGGAAATCTTAATAATGGTGGTGGCAATGTTGCAAATGGTAAGCAACAGTTTTACGGTGGTCGGTGTAGTGTGCGTAAGGAGTACGCTAGAATGATTGACGATTATTTTACTATGTTTGGGTATGCAGTTCATAGGGTAAAGAAACCGAATCGAAATAGTAGACCGCATTGGAACTATGTTAAGACTGTTGGTGCTACTGTTACTGGTAGCGTTCCTGCTGATGATATGCGTAAAATTTGTAATATATACGATAATGGTGTTACATTTTGGAAGAATGGGTCAGAGGTTGGTCAGTATAACTTAGATAATACAGTGTAAAGGTGGTGAAAAATTAAGATATGGGTAGGAAACGTGGTATTACAGATATGTTTGGTGACAGTGCTACACTGAATAACTTAACATATATGCAGTATTTGAACAGGCTTACAGAGTTAGCTATAAGTATGTTTGAATGGAAAAACTTACCACCTAGTGTTGATGCAAGATATCTTGAACTACATCTATTTGAAACTGGGTGTATGGTGTACTTTAATGATGACGTACTTGGAAACTTGTGCTTGGATTGTATTGCTAGTGGTAGACTTGGTGTGTATGGTGACCCTGTTTTGCGTAGAGCTTACTCAGGGTATAACAACTATCAGAAGTTATTGAAAGAGAGTAATAGTGTTATTATATGGAACAATTATCTGCACACAAACAGCGTTATTGATGTTAAAATGTTCGCTAAAAGATTATACAACCTTGATAGGATTATTGATGTTAATGCAAATGCACAGAAAACACCCGTTTTAGTGCAAGGTACAGAAAAACAAAGAATGACATTGATTAACTTGTATAAGGAGTATGATGGTAACGCACCGTTTATTTTTGGTGATAAAAATTTAGATTTAAATGCACTAAAAGTTTTGCAGACAGGCGCGCCGTATGTTTGTGATAAATTATATCAGCTGAAAACGCAGATATGGAATGAAGCTTTGACTTATCTTGGTATCAGTAATATCAACATTCAGAAGAAAGAAAGGTTGATTACTGATGAAGTAACTAGAAATCAAGGTGGAACTATTGCTAGCAGGTATAGTAGGCTAGAAAGTAGGAGACAAGCTGTTAATAAAATTAACGCTATGTTTGGTACTAATATTGAGGTTAATTATCGCGAAGATTTTCAGCAGGTTGATAACGACACTATTCCAGGTGAAGCAGGAACAGATACAATAGGGGGTGCAGGAAATGAGTGAGTTTATTGCTTTTATTCTTGGTACTTTGTTTGGTAGCTTTAGTGTAATTTGTTGTTCCGTATGTGCTACTAGTAAAGGTGGTGGTAAGAATGAGTAAATACACCACAGAAGTTAGGTTTATATGTGAGAGCAAAAGCGGACTTGAAGTGTCTGGCGGTAGTGGTGATGTTGATAAAATTATTGCTAATTCGTGGAATAAGATTTTTACGAGTAAAGCACCATTCTTTGATGAAGAATACAGGAGTGTACTTTGTCAGAAGATTTTGAAGCATTATTATTTGCGTGAAATTTGTTGTGAAACGGTAGGTATCTGGACACTTTGGATGAATACAAGACTTGAAGAGATTATGCCTTATTACAATCAGCTTTATGAAAGTGCTAAGATTAAGTTTGACCCTATGCATGATGTGGACTTAACTAGAGAACATAAAAGAACAGAAAATGAAACAGCTAGTGGTAACAGAGATACAACAAATAATAATACAACTGATGTTACAAGTAATAGTACAACTAATAGAACAACGACCAGTGATGAAAATAAAAAAGATTTGTACAGTGATACACCACAGGGTGCATTGACTGGTGTTGAAAATGAAACGTACTTAACAAATGCAAGAAAGATAAATGACTCTGTAAACGGAACTGATGATGTGAATGTAAATAACACAGAGAAAAATGTTGGCGTTTCTACAGGCAAAGAAACAACGTCAAGTAATGTGGGTACAACAGAGGATTATCTTGAAACACTTGTCGGAAAACAGGGTACAGAAAGTTTTAGCAGTCTTTTGAATAAGTTTAGAGAAACGTTTTTAAACATTGATATGATGGTTATTGAAAATTTCAGTGACTTATTCTTTGGACTTTGGTAGATTAAAAAGGGGGTATGGTTAATGCTAGAAACTTTTAAATTTTGGTGCTTTAAAGTGCTACCATTAGTATATGATGATAGTTTAAGCTATTATGAAACACTATGCAAAGTCGTTGATTATATTAACAAACTAATTGAACAAGACAAGGTGTTTGGTGATGAAATAGCTGAGTTAAAAAAAGAATTATCAGTTGTACAAAAATGGATTGACAATTTTGATACAAGTTATGCGGAAGAAATTATCAAAAAATATCTTGCTACTATGATTTTTCTTGAAATAAATGACAGTGGGTATATTGTATATTATATCCCAAGTAACTGGAAAGATGTTGTCTTTAATACAACGCAGTTAGATATTGATATTAGTGGGTACGACTACGGTAGATTAGTTTTAAGCTATTAAGAAAGGTGGAATTTTGATATGAGTACAAGACAGTATGTTGGTGCAAGATATGTACCTAAGTTTTTTGAAAATGCTAACGGTAGTGCTGAGTGGATTAACGGTGTACCTTATGAAGCGTTAACGGTTGTAACTTATTTAGGTAATAGTTATACAAGTAAAAAACCAGTACCTGCGGGAATCAATATTCTTAATACAGATTATTGGGTAAACACAGGAAATTACAATGCGCAAGTAGAAGAATATAGAAAAGAAACAAAAGAAGTCTCAAATGAATTAACTAAAGTAAAAGTATCTGTTGGGTATCTAAAAGCCTATGTTACACCGCAGATGTTTGGTGCAAAAGCTGATGGAATAAATGATGATACAAGTGCTTTGCTTTCAACCATTAATTATATGATAAATAATGGCATAACCAATTTAAAATTACATGGCAGATATAGAATTACCAGTAAAGTAAATATTACAATTCAGCAACTAAATATTACTGGAAATAACACAGACCCGGCTTGTATTTATTGTGACGGTGAAAATGCTTGTATTGAAATTGGTGATGGTACAACTAAATTATATAGCATAATTTTTAGAGATTTTTGGATAAGGGGAAATCATTCTAATCATTATTCCTTATTAACTTTAAGGAATTGTTGGAATTGCTATTTCACAAATTTTCATATATCGGATGGCGGTGCTAATGATTATATGATGCACTTCACCGATAAATGTGGAATTGTTTATTTTAATAATTGCACAATTGAAGGTGGGTCTGATATATCATCTATACCAGCAGACAGATACGGGATTTTAGTGGATACTCTTGGTAGCATATTTTCTTTTACTGGTGGAAACATTTGGAACTTAAACACTTTCATTAAATTTAAAAATTTCGTAAATAAATTTAATTTTAATGGAAATTGGGTTGAGTGTGTTAAAAATATTTTCTTATTTGACATGATTAACGCTACTGACGCTAGATATTCAAATATTTCTATTTTTGATAACGCTTTTAGCATCCATCCTTATAATGCTATAACTATCCCTAATTTATCATTTTTACAGTTTATCGGTAATACTAGCACTAACTATAATAACACATCTATTAGCATAGTAAACAATCAGATATATTTTTGGGGTACTGTTCTTAATAACAATAGTCTTATTGATTTTGATGGTGGTATGCTGAATGGCGGTACTGTACATATTATATATAAAAATAATGTGTATACTGGTAAAAACCTCACAGAAATAAATTGCTATGTGTTCAAAAATAATTTAAGTGTCACTAAAAATGAAATTAGAATTGAAGATTTAACGCTTATAAATGGAGATGATTTTAAGAATGTATGCGATGATTTAACATTAATATTTGCATCTATGTATAGTGCAAGGTATAACAGTAATTGGTTCCCAAATGGCGTAAATGTTAGTTCTAATTTGCATAGCGGTGATGGTGGATATATCAAATATATTGATGGTGCTTTTTATTCAAAATATGGTGATAAACAAAGCCTAATTAGACAAACCGAATATGTTGCAATTACGTTAGCATCACAAAATGGTTTCAGTGAACCAGTAGCATATCCTAGTAGTTTTACTAAAACTAACACTACTGTTGTATCTATGAAAATAGATTATGAAAGTGGTAGAATTGGTCAAAATATTACAGGTAAAACAGACACAGTGTTCTATGCTGAAACACAAGAAAATGGTATTGCTATTTATAATAATGATCCAAAATTATACGGTAAAAAAGTAATAGTAATGCTTATGAAAATCAATGCGTAGGTTGTTTTTAATATGATTACTGATTTTAATAATGTAGCAACCGTTTGATGTTCAAGGAAACATTATTACTATATGTACCTAATCGGGCATTATAATATGCGTGTTTAGGTGCATGTAGTAATAAAAATAATAGACAGTTAGCAGAAACAAGCGGACAAATGACACAACACATTTACGTTAAAGAGGGCGTATACTGTTTTGACAAATGATTTGTGCTAAATGTTGCACTGAATGTTTGTGTAGATTTTACCTATTGAAAGTACGAAGGATGTGTGGTATAATGGGGAAATGGAGTACCCCGTTTGAAGTTAAAGGGGCAAA